CGATTGTTTGGGGAATGTTAAAAGACGAATGTAAATGGATAACTAAGAAGGAACTAAAATATGGGTAAAAGTAGTCCAACTCCACCACCTGCACCTAATCCAGATGAGTTGATAAATGCTCAAGCAGATGCGAACAGGATCACACAGTTTACACCACAAGGTAATTTATTATTTGGTTATGTAGACCCAAACACAGGGGCTTTTGTTCAAGGCACAAGACCAGATGATGACACAGATTATCAGTCAGCAGCCTTTACACAGGAAACACCTTTTCAGACACAGATGAGGGCAGCTACAGAAGGAACAGGTCTAGGTCTTGGTAATCTTGCATTTGGCAGGGTTACAGGTCGTACAGTCATAGGTCAAAATCCTGATGGTTCTCCAATATTCCAAGATGATCCTGACTTCCAAAATCCATTTAGAACAGCACCTACATTATCAGGTATTACGTCAGCACAGGACATTGACCCAACACAACTGGCTAATCTACAAAACTTCAATCAGACAATAGCAACTGATATAAATCAGCCAACTGGGTTATCTGCTGCCAATCTTACAAATCTAGGTACTAATTTTAATTTAAATACATTACCAGGTGTTACACAAACAGGGGCTATATCACCATCTGATTTTGCCACAAGTGTATCTACAGCTAATTTACCTACATTACCATCTGACTTTGAAGCCACTAGATCAAGTGTTGCTAGTAGTATATTTGACAGACAGTTAGGTTTGTTACAGCCAGAGTTCACACGGCAAAGGCAAGAGTTAGAAAGTAACCTGATAAATCGTGGTATACCCATTACATCTGATCCATATAACCAGGCTATTAATAGATTAGATACACAACAAAATGAAGCCTTACAAAGACTAGCACAACAAGCCGATGTTGGTGGTGGTGCAGAAGCACAGAGATTATTTAATCAGGCATCACAAGCAAGAGGTCAGCAGTTCGGTGAAAGACAAACAGATGTAACTCTGGGTAATCAGGCATTACAGAATAGGTTTGCACAACAACAGTCAGAAGCACAAAGACGATTTGGTGAAACATCTGCTGTAAGAGGACAAACATTAGGAGAAAGACAAAGACAGTTAGAGTTGCAAAACCAGGCTAGAGGTCAGGAGTTTGGCGAAAGAGCAGCAGCAGGTGAGTTTGGTTTAGCAGCCCAACAACAACAGTTTGGTCAACAGGCAGCTAATGTTCAGTTGCAAAATGCAGCAAGACAACAACAGATAGCCGATCAGCTACTATCTAACCAAATTGCACAACAGCAAAGACGTAGAGAAATAGCAGAAAGAAATGCACTAAGAGGTCAAAACTTCAATGAGTTAGCAGCCTTGTTAGGTGGCCCACAGATACAACAGGCTAGTTTCTTTGCACCAGGTTCGATAGATACGCAAGGTGCATTTGCAGCCCAACAGGCAGCACAACAAAATGCTTTCAATCAGGCTAATGCTGCTAGACAAGCTAATCTAGGTGGTTTGTTTGGTTTGGCAGGTAATCTAGGTTCAGCATACTTACTTTCATAGGATAAATAATGGCAATACCACCAAGAACAATGAGTCCAAGTTTTAGATTTAAGGCACTTAACCCTGCATTTCAGTCAGATCCTAGACGTATATTAGGACAACAACTACAACAGCAAGGTCTATCGTCAGCACCAGTACAAACACCTTTACAGGGGCTAGGTAGGCTAAGTTCTGCATTAGTTGGTGCTTACCTACAAAAAGGGGCAATAGACCGACAGGTGGCAAGAGAAAGTGATTACGAAGATAAATTAACTAACGCATTGTCTGGGATGAATTTATCACAAACACCTTTTATACAATCAATAAGTCAGTTTAATCCAGAGTTAGCATTACAATTAGGTGGTCAAGCAGAATTAAAAAAATTAACTACTAGACCACAAACAACTTTTAGAAACTTAACAGATGCAGAAGCAAAAGCAGCAGGTTACAAAACAGATAAAGGCCAAAAATATCAAATAAGTTCACTTGGAAAAGTTAGTCAAATCGGTGGTGGTGGTATTAATGTCAATACTGGTGGTAAAGAAGGTTACAAAGCTGTACTTGATATTGCCAAAAAAAATTCAGAGTTTTCAACAGCAGCAAGACAATCAAATTCTAATATCGACCAAATGTTAAATCTGTTGACTGATGAACAAATTAAAACTGGAACAGGTCAAGAGTTTGTAACTTTCTTAAATAAAATTGGTCAAATATTAAACCCATCATTTAATCAAAAAGATGTAGCAGGTGTAGAAGCATTTAGAGGTTTTGCTAACCAAGTTATTTTACCTAAAGTTAAACAGCTTGGTTCAAGACCAACAGATAAAGATTTAGAGTTTGTTCAAGGCAGTTTTGCAAGTTTAAGTAATTCAGTTGCAGGTAATATGTTTTTGTTAAAAGCACTTAAACTTTCTAATGCAAGACAAATATTAAGAAGCGATGCAGCAATAGATTTTGTGACAAAAAATAGAGGTAAAATAAATGATGATGACTTACCTTTTGCTTTGTTTAGACATCTTGAACAGGTTGAAGCTAATTCACCACTTTATACAAAATCATCTGAAGCATTGAAGCAAGAGTTTAAGGCTATTACTGGTTTAGATGCTAACCAAGCACAACCATCAAAATCTATTTTGGATAATTTAATTAAGGATGCAACAAAATGAGTTTATCAGTTGATGATTTAAACAAATATAAATCTGCATTAATAGATTTAAGAGCAGAAAACAAAATATCTGAAAAAGGATTAGCCGATCTTAATGTTTTGGAAAAAGGCCCAATAACCAATGAGTTTTTTGGTAATCTTTTGCAAGGTGCAACTGCGAATTACAGCGATGAACTTACAGGGTGGGTAAGATCATTTTTAACTGGTGCAGACCCAAATATAACAACAAGTTTGGAAAGAAACGTAATCAAAGAATCAATCGAAGAAAGCCCTGTATCATCAACACTAACACAATTTGGTGGTTCTTTACCTTTATTTAGAGGTAAGCCAAGCATAGGAAAAGCAACAGGTTTTGGTGCATTATTTGGTAGTGGTGCTTCTGAAGGTGACTTAATCTCTACAGAAAGAGCAGGTGATGCAGCTATAGGTGCAGGTACTTCAGCAGTTACTTATCCTGCATTTAACTTGTTACTAAAACCAATCGAAACAATAGGCTCTGGCATAAAAAACATTTTATCTGGCCCTGCATCTCTTGGTAGGCAACAGGCAAAAGAGTTAATCAAAGAAGCCATTGCTAATGATGCAAAAACAATAGATGAAGCATTTTTATATATTTTAAATAAAAACAATACAGGTAAACCATTTACACTAGCTGACATTGGAACAAACACACAATCTTTATTAGATGTTGTAAATGTCTTGCCAGGAGAAGGTAAAGGTATTGCAAATAACTTTCTAAGAAACAGAGATAAAGGGTTACTTAATAGACTAAGTACAGATTTAACAAAGGCATTTGGTAGTGATGCTAACTTTTTTGCAGAATTTAAAGCCTTACAGAACGCAAGACAAGCCACAGGCAACAAGTTATACAATTTTGCATATAAAAGAAATGTTAAAATAAACAATGACTTAGAAACATTATTTAAACGACCATCAATGAATCAAGCACTTAACAAAGCATTGGCAATAGCAGCAGAAGAAGATGTATCGCTGCCAAGAATTACAATAAAAGATGGTAAACTTATAGGCCCAAAAGGCAGTAGAATAAAGTCATTACCTACACGTTTCTTTCATTATGTGAAAAGAGGGTTAGACGATGTTGTCTTTACGGCAGGTGAGCAAGGCAAAGATTTTAGAAACACAGCAAAAAATACAAGAATACAATTTTTAGATATTTTAGACGAAGCAAACCCTGCTTATAAAAGAGCAAGAAATTATTGGTCAGGAAAATCATCTGTGATGGATGCCATGAACTTAGGTAATAATTTTCTAAAGTCGAGTGTAAATGAACTAGCTGATGAAGTAGGCAATATGTCTTTGTCAGAACTAGAAGCATTTAGATTAGGTGCAATGCAGAATATGCTAAGTGAAATAGAAAAAGGTGCAGAAAGAACTGCTGTGCAAAGGTTATTTAGATCACCAGAGAGAGAAAAACTAATGCGTTTGACTTTTCCTGCAACTGCCGATGGCAAAAGGGCAGCAGATACATTTATTACAAATCTGACAGATGAAATTGTAATGAGAGATACATCTAAGGGTGTTTTGAGTGGCAGTCAAACAGCAGGAAGAAGTGAGTTTGCAACACAGATAAAAGAAAAAGCAAAAAGAACACCACTAACAGGATTTACAGAATTAGTCTCACGATCTATTTCAAGAGATTTTTTGCAAATGGAACAGTCGCAAACGTCTGAAGTTGCAAGAGAACTAGCAAAGATTTTGACAGAAACCAACCCAGATAAACTTGGTGCAATAAAACGTGACTTAGCTAATAAAGGTATAAAAAATGTAGTCAAGAATTATCTACCATCACTATTGCCAAGATTAGGTTCTTTTATTGTCAATCCTACAGCTTTAAGTACGGCAGCAACTAATGTTGAATCAAGGTTAAATGTTATTCCAAACCCATCAAATTTAATGAGATGACCCAAAAAAAACTACAAAAAAACTCCATCCTAGATGAGTACGATCTTGATGGTGACGATACAATTACAAATGAAGAACTACAACAAGCCAAAGAGATAAAAGAAACAGAGACTAAGCTACGAAAGAACTTGGCACAGTTACGCATGGCTAGGTACACACTTATCGGTATGGGTGTATTTACAGTAGCAATGTTTTTTATACCTCTTGAAAGAGTAAATGCTCTGACTGATTTATCAAATTTATTTTACATAAGTGGCAGTTCCATAGTTGGTTTCTATATGGGTAGTACTGCTTATATGGCAAAGAATGGAGTCAAGTAATGTTACAAGCACTTATAGGGCCTGTTACAAGCCTGGTTGGTAAGTTTATAGAGGACAAAGACCAAAAGAATAAACTAGCCCACGAACTAGCGACAATGGCTGAAAACCATGCACAGGAGTTAGCCAAAGGTCAGATAGAAATAAACAAAGCAGAAGCTAGTCATAAATCTATATTTGTAGCAGGTTGGAGACCTTTTATTGGTTGGACTTGTGGCATAGCTTTATGTTGGCATTTTGTATTAGCACCAGTAACAATCTTTGTTTGTGCTTACCTAGCTGTAGAGATACCAAACCTACCTACATTTGACATGGGATCGTTGATGACAGTTCTGATGGGTATGCTTGGTCTTGGTGGTTTACGCACATACGAAAAGCAAAAAGGACTGACAAAATGAATAGTATTTACATGAGGTTATACGATTTCTTTCATGCGATAGCCAACTATTTTTGGCACAAATATATTGATTCAATAAAACAGAAAGCAAAGGCAGGTCATGGCATTACCAAGCAAAAAAAAGAAAAGCAGCAAGAAAAAAGCAATACCAACAAACAAAGCCCTGTACTCAAGAGTAAAGTCAGAAGCAAAAAGAAAATTTGATGTAACACCCAGTATTTATTCTAGTGCCTGGATAGTTAGGACATATAAGAAACGTGGTGGAAAGTATAGGACTGCATAATGGCAAAGCCTACAGGTGGACTTACTAAGTGGTTCAAGAAAGAAAAATGGGTCGATATTTCTGCACCTAAAAAGGGTGGTGGCTATGAGAAATGTGGTCGCAGTAAAGCTAAAGGCAGTAAGAGGGGCTACCCAAAATGTGTGCCATCTGCAAAGGCTAAGACCATGACTAAATCACAAATCCGGTCTGCTGTAAAACGCAAACGTGCCAATCCAAAAAGCAAGGTAAAAACAATAGTAAGAAAAAGGAAACGATAATGCCGTTTAGTAAATATTCTCCAAAACAGAAAAAACTAGCTAGAACAGCCCCACCAAGAAACAAGATAACTGGTGCAGATTTTAAAAAACTAAAAAAGAAAAAGAGGAAGAAGTAATGGCAAAAGGTGTAAAGCATTATTTTAGAGATGGCACAGAGCATAAAGGTGGTATGCACAGGATGCCTAATGGCAAGTTACATTCTGGCAAGACACACACAGCTTCATCAAAGCCATTGTTTCACATGAGAGAACTATCCAAGACTGCACAGGCAAAAGCTAGAAAAAGAAAGTAATGCAAGACCTGTTTAGGCATTTAAGAACACATACCAAAAAAAGGCAAATCATGGATATAGATCAGTTAAGAAAAGAACTTGAAGCCGATGAAGGCTGTAAGCATGAAACCTATATGTGTACTGAAAATAAGATTACTGGTGGTATAGGCCATATGATTACCGAGTGGGATGATGAGAAGTACACAGAGATCGGTGTTGAGATACCAGAAGAACAGGTAAAGGCTTGGTTTGATAAGGATATAGAGACTGTCCTAAGTGACTGTGAATTATTATATGATGACTTTGAACACCTGCCAGATGATGCACAGCTAATCATAGCAAACATGATGTTTAATCTTGGGTATCCTAGACTGAAAAAGTTTGTAGGTATGAAATCAGGTGTTGATGCTAGAGATTGGAACAAAGCTGCTGATGAGATGATTGATTCTAATTGGTATAAACAAGTGCCTAACAGAGCAGGTAGGCTTGTGAAACGCATGAGATCATTGCATGGCTCAATCTAAACGTAAGAAAAAAAAGTCAGTCAATCTATCTGTTGGTAGAGGTGAGAAACGATCAATAAAACAAGGTGGTGGTCTTACGGCAAAGGGTAGGG